AAAAACTCTAACTCGGTGGCCAGTTTTTGTTGACCACTTCAGATTGTCTGTGAAACCAGTGAAGAAACTTTGAAAAAAGCGGCTCAATTTGTACGTAGCGCACTACTTAAGGGCGCTAAGAAGTTGTAAGGAGTTCTGATGACAACGATTGTTGCAGGCATCGATATCGAGTCTACGGGACTGGATTTCCTTGCTGGTCATAAAATTATTGAAATCGCAATTACCCGCTATGAACTGGAGACACAGAGACATATTGATAGTCTGGAGATGCGTTTTAACCCTCGCAGAAACATAGATCCGAAAGCTCAAGCCGTTCATGGCATTTCATTAGAACAGCTCGCAGCTGAACCTTTGTTGTCAAATCATGCTAGCGAAATTGGCGCTTATATGGAGGCATGTAGTGCGTGGGTTGCTCATAACGGCGAAGCGTTTGATATACCATTTATTAGACACGAGTTTTCAGGGTATGGAGTAAGACTGCCAGACGTTCCCGTTATAGATACTATGTTATCGGGATTGTGGGCCACAGAAGACGGTAAACGTCCTCGCCTTGAAGAATTGGCCTTCTCTCTTGGCTTTATATACGATCATGCCAAAGCACATAGTGCCTTATATGACACAAACTTAATGATGCAATGCTTCTTTAAGGCACGTAATAAATACGGATTTTTTAAATTACCCTCTGAAATTGTGTAAAACAAAAGCCTGCTTTAAAGAGAGTTTGAAGCAGGCTTTCTTTTAAAGAACAGTCGCCTTTCAATCATTTCCTGCCTGTATTTAATACTTTTCCGCCTGATAGGTTTAGTCAAAATGTAGCCATCGAAACGCAAATGCAACTAAACAGAAGGAGACTTACATGAGTTCGGTTGAAAATGTAATGACAAATGATGATCTGGATGAGCTGACAGCCATGTTGCAATCACTTGATGAACCAGTAAAAAAAGCTGCACAGGTTGAAAATACTGATGATATTGACGATCTGCTTCTCGGCCTCGATGCTGGCGTAGCCATGAGTTCTGATGATGTTGCCGAAGAACTGTTCAATGAAGAAAAAGCAGGTGATTTCAGCTCTGCTTTAAATGAGTTGGAGTTAGCGCATGAGCCTATAAACGTAATTAACGCTGAAAGTGGTGAAGCTGCCGAAAATGAGCCAGAACAGTTGGGGATCATTGAGGTTGAAGATTGTGTTGAGGTTAATGATGAATTAAAAGTTCAACAGTCAAATGATAGCAATACAAATAAAAAAACTCGTGCTGCAAGAGGTCCTAGTTTTACTTTAAGTGATAAAGATGATTCGTTTTTCAATAAAGCAGGCTTAGAAAAAGATATTTTCTTAGACGCTTACGAAAACGCGCCTGTCAAAGCGAAGGATAAGATATTAAACCTTCTTAATTGGTTTAGCGGAGGTCCAGATATTAGTGTTTACACGGTAATTTCCATGAGACACCTTCTTACAGAAAAGAAGGCTACAAGTAATAGTATTAAGATTGCTTTAATGAGCAATCCAGAAAAACCGTATCCGCTTAACACTGCGTCAACTCAGGCTGGGCAAATGATGGCTGTATTTCCAGCTACAGGAATTGCCGTTAGAGACGGTGGAAATCTAACATTGAACGAAGAATCACCGATCGTTAAGAAGTTTGTCGCGGAGTACACTATTGGATGACGTTCCCCTACTGAAAATAAAGCCCATAGAGAGCTTTATAGTGCTGGGTAAGATAACCCATACCCAGCACCAAAAAAACGCGCCAGAGAGCTTCTTGTTCGCATTTCTGGCGCGTTTTATTTGATTGCCATACATAAAATCAAATGCAAAAATAGGTATTTACTTACCTATCGAGAAAGAAGATGATTGCAGCCGAAAAAATCAAACAGCGAAAGCGCGACAACTCTCTTCGTGACCTCTGGAGAACACCTGATTGGCTGTTTTCTGCCATTCAACGTTATCTTGGAGTGACATTTGATGTTGACGTTGCCTGCAACAAGGACAACGCAAAGCTGCCTAATTTCATAGGCATTGAGCGTGATGCTTTGAAATCTGAATGGGGACAGCCAGGTACAATTGCCTTCCTCAATCCACCCTACTCCAAAATCTCCCCCTGGATTGATGCTGCTATACGTGAGCAGGCTCGCGGAGTTACTACAGTGATGCTAATTCCTCAATCCCTCGATACAAAGTGGTATGAGCGTGCAACAGAGTATGCGAATGAGACGATTATTCTGTCTGGTGGCCGCGTAGCGTTTGTCGAGCCTGACGTCAATTTGGGTCAGGTAGAAGTAAACATCAACCCCGGTGGCAGTATGCTCGTTGTTTTTCGAGGATTCTGTCAGGACGCTGGGCACTCTATAAGCAAGATCCCTTTGGACGTCATGAAAAGTCTGGGAGGGTATGATCCTGCGAATGTGATCAGGAAAAAAAGACCATCAAAGAAGGCTGCTTAGTTTGTTCTGGCGTCTGTAATTAGCCTGCTTCTGTATATATATAAATAACTACATATTAATTATTAATATACGGAAGCAGGCTGTTTTGTATCAGAGACTCCAGACCTGAACATCACTACAGAATCCACTAGACCCCCTTCCCAGACGCTTTAAAATCGATTTTATGAACCACTTTAAGGAAACCAACATGTCATACCCGACTAATGTCGTTGCGCTCGTAGACAGCGATTTTCTGGCCCAGGCTCGTGAAATGATGAAAGATCGTGAGCAGGCTTTCAACTTGTACGAGTGGGCAATTAAGTGCTTGCATCTTGGGGAGCATCGCGAACTTGTTGAACAGCTTTTAGGTGAGTTGATCAACGAGGTGTTTGCCTTGAATGTTCAACTACATGGTCGAGAAAATAATCAATCGAAATGATAGATAAGTACAAACTATTCATAAGATGAATTGTAAGTGCTAAGATCTGATAGTTTCCAGTCGTAGACTGGAGACTCGACCTGATGGGTGGGGGTAAGCGTCACTGGCGTCAGGTTTAAAAAAGCTCACTACCAGCGTAGAACCGGTGCCGTTTAGGTGTCGGGGAAGGGGGAACCAAAGTGAGCGGAGACAAGGGTCACTTTATGATTGTCGAGTCTGGGGTGTTTCGAGAGGTTGAATCCAGTACTCCCCTTCATAAAGTGTGGGAAGATCTCGGTTCTGGGGTGCTGTCATCCATAACTTCCCAAGTCTAAGCTGGCAGTAGACTTAGACCATAGCTTTTCAGGTTATGAAACGACCAGGTTGGTGAGGAATTTTATACTCACCTCCCTGGGAGAGTATTACCTGAAAAGACAACCTCTCACTTCGTTCGAGGTGAACTTCACTCACTTCGTTCGTTCAGTTCAGGTTTATAAAAACCTGTTCTGGGAAGTAATTTGTTTATTTTAATAATTATTAACACGCACGCGTGTGCGCACGCGCGAGGAAAAATCGGCGCGGCGCTTGATTCAGGAGTTTATATGACAACGAAGACACCAGCCCGACCGCAAGCAAAAACTCGCAAAAAAGACAAAAACAAAAATTCTCCCCGCACCAATCCCACAACGCCTGTCGTAGAGTTCAATCCCCAGCTTAAAACCGTGAAAATCTTTAGTGATGGCTCTTGCCTTAAAAATCCGGGTGGCCCGGGCGGTTACGGTATCGTTCTCCAGTATCGTGGCGAGGAACGCGAGTTCTCAGATGGTTTTCATAGCACCACCAATAACCGCATGGAGATGATGGGGGCACTTATCGGGCTGGAGCGTTTGAAATATCCATGCAACGTTATTTTGCACTCTGATAGCCAGTATCTGAAAAACGGCATGACACAGTGGATGAAATGGTGGAAACGCAATGGATGGATGACTTCTGACAAAAAACCGGTAAAGAATGTTGATCTGTGGAAGCGTCTGGATGAGGCCGCAAGTCGACATAATGTTCGCTGGAAGTGGGTTAAAGGTCACGCCGGGCATCGTGAAAATGAAATATGTGATCGACTCGCGAAGATCGCAGCTTTTTCAGCAGCAGATATGCCTCACAAGAAAGATATTGGTTTTGTTTATAACAAACAGTAAGTAAGTGTTTACCTATCATTATAAATCATGTATCTTATCGGCGTCAGGATGACAATGTGTCGGTAAGACACAGTTCCAGGATGGAACGAGAAAGGCGGCTGGCGATTGCCAGCCGCAACTCTTTATGACACTGGATGGAGTCCACATGGCACGTCAAACCTATTTCACTTCTGTAACTAAACGTCCTCGTTCTTTACGTCAAATTTTGGCCGAATTATTTAGCGGTCGTGTTATGTCACGCCTTGATGAACTAGAGACTACCGTTCGGTTGCTGAATGAACGTTTAGATAATCAAGCGTCAGTTGTTGCGAACGTGTGGGCGATTGTTGCCTCTGGTTCTTCACGCGAAGCGAAAAATGCACGGCCTTTAGTGAAGGAGAAAAACAACAAGGACAGTTCGAATGGAAAATTTTCAAAGAAAGAGGCTGAAACCAATGGCCTACGTTCTCATTATAGTTTCACTGGCGACGGTAGCCGTTCCAGCCGGTCAGAGCCTTTTGATGCCGGATTCATCCATCACCACACCTCCGTCGACGACAATTACCACCACTCCAGTAGAGCGACCTGTCACTCTGGATGGGATGACGGTGGATGCGATACCTCAAGTTCATCCAGTTACTCAGGATCATGCTGTGACTAAGGCGGTTGTATGAACTGGTTTTCAAATCACTTTGGAAAAATTTGGCTGGCAATTCTTGCCCTCATGGCCGCCGGTTGGGTATCGAACATTATAAAACTTGTTTGCTCTGGCGATCTCCAGTTTCAGGCTGGCATGACCTTGGCTCGTGTAGTTGGGATTTTTATTTTTCCAGTCGGTTCGGTACTTGGTTATTTCTGACGGTTGTTAGTGCATATGCATTGACCGTCTTTGCGTAAGCAATTTATTTAACTAGAAAACAACTTGTTTTGACCAATAACAAAAGGAAAACACATGTTAGGTTTCTTCAAAAAGAAAACTCGTAAAGCAGTTATCGAAGTCAAAAAAATGGAGAACCGTGATGCGGTTGAAGCCACCGTGTGGGGTGGGTACATGATCTCCTATGCCAACGGTACATGCGATGCAAAAGAAATTTCCATTCTTGAGAAAACAATTGCAGCTCTGCCTGCATTTTCTCCTTTTGCTGGTGAGATAGCCCAGATGAGCGCCAATATCCGCGCTCAATACGAAGCCTCACCGCGCCGTGCTAATGCCCAGGCTTTACGTGAGCTGGCGGATGTGGCCGGGACTGATGATGCAGTAGATGTACTTTGTCTGTGCCTTGATATTGCCGACCAAGACGGCATTGATGAACCAGAAGAGCAGGCGCTGAAAAAGATCGCCCAGGCGCTTCAGTTGTCACTGGATGCTTATCTCTAATGCTTGAGAGATTCCGGCTTGTGACCGTCATTGCTCTTCTGGTGATGGCGGTGTTGGTGGATTTTACGGGAAAGATGATGTCTGTCATTTCTGATGGCGTCCTCATTGGTCTGGCGATCTACTTCGCTTATCCGCTAGTCCGTAAAGCAACGTGTTAATGACAAGGGTCAAATGGCCATTGTGTTTCGTTGACCGAAATAGAGAGTTTGCACCTTTACGTTTAGCTTGCTCCCCTTTTATGCCACATCACAATAAAGCCAATAAGAAAACAACTTGTTTAAGCATTAAGGAAAACATATGTGCGAGAAATGCAAAGCAATAGCTGATGAACAAAACGCCCTATTCGAAGAAATGGATGCTAATGAACTTGTCAAAATGTTAGCCATTCTTCGAGGAATAGAAGACGTTTCCATTTTTGAGAGAGTGGTTACAGCACTTAATTTTGAGTCCACCTTTGAAGAGCCAACTCAGGTTGTAGCTTTAGCACATCATTTCGGTGTTCATTATCTTGCTGAAAAACAGAGAGCTGATAAGTTGCAAGAGACTTTGGATATGGTGATCGAGACTCAAGGAACTCATGACAGTAACAAAAGTGAGACGATTATTGCCAGCAAAGATCGTGAAATTGCCGGGCTTAAATCCTCTCTAACGATGTTGATGTCAGCATTCAATCTGATGTCTTCTCAGGCGGGTTATAAAATGCCATCACTAAACAGCGACGATCCGATGGTAGTTCGTCAGCTTTTAGGAGCAATGGCTGACCAACTCGACGACACAAAGAGTCGCCTTGAAGACATGATGCGTGAGTTAAGCCATCGACATAACCTCGCAACACAGCCACACAAAGCCTTTCAAAGCTCTAATTGATCTGATATGGCCGCATGATCGGCCATATTATGTTGATAAAAACAAGGATGAAAAATGGCATACGGTACAGGGATCTACAATAATAAGGGAGTTAACGTTACCGGCTTCCTTACTCCTATTTTTTTTCTTGATCGATTTACAACCACGTCAGGCTCTAAGACTTACCCAAATCCACCACCTGGCAAATCATTACATGCTGTGTGCTCATTGATGCCTTTAAATAACGATAACCATGTAAATATACCTACACCAACTATCACTATTAACGGCAATACAGTAAGTTGGTCAAATTTATACAAGGGACTTGGATCTTATATATATACATATTGGGGATAACAATAATGTTCGGGATGTCAATTACTCAGTCAAATGGTAATGTGTGGATGAGTCCAGAATTTACACCGCAAAATTTGATTAATAGGGGGACAATGTCCACGTCTAAAGGTTCTGTTTTTAAGACTTCAATACCGTCGAACAAATCATGTTTTTTCTTTATAAAAAGCAGTAATAAGGCGAATATGATGTTCGTTCATGAATTTAGAGATGGGTATAATGTTCTCAGACTGAATCAGGTTGGAGGAAACCCCGGAACGATAACAGTTTATGCTTTTTCTGATATGGTGTTACCACATTCAGGATATGGTATTGCCATGTATAATAGCGCAGGTAAAATGGTATATCACGGTGAGATGATGCCCCTTGATGCAGAGATTATCACTATTACAAATCCTCAATTTACCATAAATATGGGATACCCGTGTGCGATAATGCCTGCAATGGTTGGAGTATATAACTATAGACGAACACCTTACGACAGACCTGTATACGTAACAATGACAGGCGCAACGGGAAACCAAATATATAATGGTGAATGGTATTCAAGTAATGTTACATGGAATGTAAAAAAACTATATACAAATAAAGTCCTGGTTATAAATACATCCAAGTATGATTAGTCAATGCCTTTATTTTAAGTATTGCCTGTTAATTTCTATTTAGCACCTTTTTATTTTTGAAATAATTGCATCATTAAACAAATCATTTCTTAATGGTGCAATTATGAATACAGCCCTTTCCATCATGGGCGATGCCAGCTCAAACACTGCTATCGACTATCGACAGGAAATGAACGTCATCCACGAAATTGTGGCCGAGTGCGAGAAAGAGATCTCCTTCATGTATCAGGTACACGACTTCGTTTATGGCGATGAACGCCACAACATGATTAATCGCCTGCTTCGACTAAACCACCGACCAGATGAAGATCGCTCACGTTTGAATCGAGTCTGGCTGGATAACGTCGATCTGGAATGGGTGAAACAGAATATTTGGGCCGAGTACTGGAGGAAGGTTACGGATATGACTAACGTTCTGCTGATCATGCCAGCTTCCCGTCGCGACGAGTGGCGTGAGCTATTTATCGAGGGCAAGCAGGAAGTCATCAAAACTGACAGAACCGGCTATCAGATGAAGGTTAAAGAGTTCGTTGGTGTACCGGAGTTCAAAGCAGAAACGGTCATACCAACGATGCTTAATTTGCTGAATGACAGGCACAAATATCTCTCTGAGCGCGTGTATGGCTTGTTTAAGGCGCTGAGTCCTGCGCACAAGACAAATAAGACAAACGGTTTCAGCGAGCGTCTGATAATCGCTGACTGCATTTCTGATTTCTGGCGTGACAGCGTTAGCGTGAACTATCGCAAAGAGGACTACATCGACGATCTGCGTGTCTTGCTTCATTTCTTCGCGCACAAAGAATTTATTACCATCAACCGCACTGCTGAGGTGCTATCAGCTGCGTATCGGGCAAACGACTGCCAGACCGGTGACTGGATGAACGTCGATGGAAATCTGATGCGCGTGAAGATGTTCAAGAACGGCAACGTTCACTTTGAAATACATCCTGACGTGGCCTGGAAGTTGAATGAGGTGCTGGCTTACAGTATGCCTGCTGCAATCCCCGCGCCATGCCGAACTGCGCCAAAAACACGGGCACCAAAGCAGTTCGGGTTAATCCAGAAGACGATCTCCGTGCCGGTTCGCACTGCGCTTCGTGACGGGCGATTGAGCAAAGACAAAGGCGTATGGTACTTCTCTGATTCAGCTCTCCAGAAGTCGCAGGTGGAAGAGCTTGAGCGCACACTGAGCTTCATTGGCGGCGTGCAGGAGAAAAAGCACTGGCAGTTCCCGTATGAGATCGGCCATACGCTAAATACGATTGTGGCTACCGGTTTAATACCGGATACAAAATCACACCAGTTCTACCCTACCCCACGCTTGATTGCTGAGTACGTTGCCAGAGCCACTGAATTGAAGCCTGGTGAGAAGCTGTTGGAGCCTCAAGCCGGACGTGGGGATCTTCTGGCCTATATTAACGCCGATCTGGAAGATGTTACCTGCATAGAAATCGCACCTCTCTTCGCTGATATCCTGCGTGGAAAAGGGTATACGAACACGATTTGCTGCGACTTCATAAAGTGGTCTGAGGACAACGCAGGTTATCAGTTCGACAAAATCGTTATGAACCCGCCGTACTCGCTTGGTCGTCATAGAGAGCACACGCTGGCTGCGCTGGGGCATCTGAAAGTCGGCGGGCGTCTTGTAGCAGTATTGCCGGGCACTGCGCCAATACTGGACTGGATGACGATGGATAATTACGTTTATGCCAGAGGGAAGTCGTTTACCAACGAGTTTGAAGACACAGGGATCACAGTCAGCGTATACGTTTTCAAACGCGTTAAATGATAGGTAAATACTTACTTAATTTGTGTAAGAATGTAATAACTAAACGATAAGAGAAAAACATATGAACAACCTCCAGTTAGAGCATTTTAACGTCACAGGCCATTCTGATTTTCCTTTCAAGTTTACATTGAAAGGTTATGCAGAGGATGCGGTAGGCCAGATCATTATTGATAAAGGCATCGTTAAGTTTGAGGGGGATTTTGATGAATCCGCGAAAACATTCATAGACTTCATTGCCAAACGTTGGAGCGAGCAATGGAAAGACCTGGAAAAGCGCGCTAATGAGTTTGATCGGTTCATGGATACAATGGATACAGCAAAAGAGGCTCTGGCTGCCGGGACTCCGTTAGATCTGGAGTCACTTTTCAACAGCACAATGGCCTCTGAGATGTTCGCCACCATGTTCGCGGGTGAGTTCGTCCGCAGCGGTGCCAAAAACTACCTTGAGCTGGATTACAACGTCCCTGCAATTGGCGATTTCGTCGTTACCATCCAACGCGAAGAAGGTAAGACGCCAGGTGAACGCGTCGCAGAACTTGAGGCTGTTGTGGATCAGCGTAACGGAGAGTGTGACCGTTTGATCAACGAGCTTCATGCACTTCGGGAAGAAAGAATATGCGCGGGTAGCAATACACGTAATGCTGCGGATATCTACTTCCAGTTAGTTGAGGAATGCCAGATTCCACCAGGTGGCTCTCTTGTCGATTACGTCAGACATTTAATGGCGGAAGTTAACTCCAGCCATAAAGATGGTGAGGTGCGCTGATGTTTGGCATTGACGCACAGCGTATAGCCGCTTTTGCAAAAAGCCCTCTTGATAATCCCTTGTCTCGTAGTGAGCAAATGGAGCTGGCAAGGCTTTTTCTTCACATTCAAAAACAGGCAGACATTTTCAATAACATGTCTAATCAACCTATTCTGGATGGTCACATCCAGATGGTCATTAACAGTCATGAGAAAGGCTGGGCTGCAATCGTCCCCTGCACAATTACATACAGGTTGGCGAAAGAGGTTCAAGAGTTTCGTAAAGCCAGTGTCGAATCGGAGTCTACCAAAGCCGCAATAAACACTCTTATTCGCATGGGGTTCACATGGACCGGTGGAGCCTACTGGCAAGCACCTCACCCCATTTTATACGGCAATTAGACGCTACAAATCCTTCGGCATGAATAAATAAAGGCCATAAGTTGTGGCCTTAAATAAATTGTTTTCTACATTTTCTTATTTGTGAAAATAAACCAGCACTTGGTAGTGCTTATGTAACAGCAAAGAAGAGAAAAACACATGAGTAACAAAATCGAAAACCCCGTAGTTCTCATTCACAAGCGTGAGAACCACGACTCCTATGAGGTGGCGATCACCAATGGGAGTCACGATTATTACGATGGTCTGCTAATGGCCTCAGTGTCGCCTGATGAGGCAGACAACTCTTTTGCCGTCTTCGCTATGGTTGGTTACTACATGGCTGCCGAAATTGAGAAGTTGCGGGCGCAGAGAGACGCATTAGCGGCGGAGAATGCAGCCCTGAAAGAATCTGAGCGAGCATTCGATGCGATGTGTGCCGAGGAACACGGAGATAATTGGGTTAGCGAATTAACGGAGACTCCAGCCACCGATGCTTTTCTGGCTGAAGTACGTGCGCAGGGGGTGGATGCTGCTATAGAAGCTGCAAAAAATCTGGTGGCCCAAGAATATGAGTATAAGGATTTCAAAGCGGCGCAGAGTGATTGCTGTATGCACCCTGGTTCAGACCTGGTAGGGAAGGTTGAAATGACTGAGTGGTTAGTTGACTTTGCTGCCCAGCTTCGCAAAGGAGGCAACCAGTGAGTAATTCAGCACGACTACAGCTTGGTTTTTCACCGCTATCAAAAACTATCATGCTGGCAAAAATGCGCGATGTTGAAGGTGGACGTATGCGCGTTGGCAATGATCCAGGTCGTGATGTTACCAATGAGGCTGCTCAATTGGTGTGGCAACTGGTCATGGCTGAAGGTGGTGAGATAGTGTGGGAGCTGGATGATGGTTCTCGCATGGTGTTGAAGGCAGAAAAGCAGGAGGCAGCCAGTGAGCGAAATTAATTACCAGGCACTGCGTGAGGTGGCGGAACGTGCAATTCCAGCAATGGAACGCCTGTTAATGTTGCCAGCTGATGATGACTTGTTAAGTGAACAGGAACTTAAAGATAGCGGTGTTGATATTGATGCCCTCAACGCCTTCAAATTTCTGGCCGGACCAGAAACCGTGCTGGCACTACTGGATGAGATCAACGCATTAGAGGAAACGCGTATCAACGATGTTTGCCGTATTGCGGAACTAACAAAACAACTGGAGTTGGCAAAATCAAAACTCAACGAGCAGCGTGAGTATTACGAGGGCGTTATCTCGGATGGAAGTAAGCGCATAGCAGAGTTAGAAAGTGATTCTCAGGCACAAAAGTTAGTTGAAGCAATCATTGTTGCGATAGAAAACGAACAGGAACGTCTTTTTGATGAAGATTACCTAATGGATTCGAAAGAATGCATTGACGTAATTCGTGAAGAAGTAAAGCGATGGAATGATTCCCGCGCCGCTGGCATTCGCATCAAAGGAGAGTGAGATGACCACATCGCATTCTGCAATTACCCAGAAAAAAGCCTTCCACATACTCGAACGATTAGAGGCGCTTGCTACGGAGGAGGAGATATCCCCGGAGAAACTGGTTGAGTTCAGCCGTGTGATATTGCGTCGCAAGAACGATATGGAGCGGCTGACATCTGGCGCTCCATCCTTATCAGTCAGGCGAACACTTTGTTGCAGCTTCTGCAACAAATCCCAGTACGCCGTCAAAAAGTTAATTGCTGGGGACGCCGTTTTCATCTGCGACGAGTGTGTGGATGTGTGCAACAGAATTATCCGGGGAGAGAAAGAGGGATCAGCATGAAATTTTCCAAATTTTCTGAGTTGGTGAATCGTATTTTGTCCAACAACCACAGCCATCGTCGCGATATGGATGTAACGATCGTTGTTCATTCGCCTGGTCGCATCGGTTCAACACCATCAGTTGAGGTTCAGTCAATTCAGGCGGGTTTTGATTGGGATGCCGGGAAAGTGATGATTTTTCCAGCACAGCCACTGACCACGCTAACACCGGAGCAGGTTGCTGATATCACTGATAGTGTGCGCAAAGGTCAGTCTTGGCACGCGTATCAGGAATACAAGAAGCATAAAGAGCAGTTGGAAAAATTGTCGATGGAGTTGGAAGCCGCTAAACAGCGGGAAAAAGATCTGTTTATGGAAAATGTTCGACTTAAGTCAGGTATAGCCGGTCTGATACACCTCGGTATTCGATATGCGGATGTTGAGGTCATGAAAATTGCTGGAGATGCCCAGCTTTCTACTCCATGCACTGACAGCATCATAAACAGCATTGCAGCAGGCATTCGCATCAAAGGAGAGTGATATGGCAACTTTAACAAAAAAAGAACGGGCATGGTTGAACGAATTACAGGACGTTCTTGATCGCTGCCCATCACCGAAAAAAATTGGTTTTTACACCATTGGCGATAAAAGCATTTACCTGTATGACCTGCGCCGCATGGATGAAATCATGGAGGCTCTTGATAATCGTTCGTCGATGGATTGGTGTGTTGCTGTCCATGATATGAATGCCGGATTTGATGAAAGGATTTTGTTCCCCTCATCAGTTGAAAGCACTGCGGGTTAAGGAGTAACACATGACCACTATTACCAAAGAGCGACTACTGACAATCAAACAGTGGCGCGAAACATACGGACCTGGTAGCAACGTTGTACTGCCAGCAGAAGAAGCGGAAGAACTGGCACGAATTGCTCTGGCATCGCTGGAAGCAAAACCAATAGGTGCATTCCACATTGCAGAACAGCAAGTTGACGGCACAAGTGACTACCTCAAGGATGGAGAATGGCCTATTGATAATGGAATTATTGAGGTCTACGCCGCTCCACCCGTTCCAGTAGTACCGGAAGAAAAACCAATGCCTAATCCTCTTAGCATGTACGCGGTTGATGCTGTTGCCGCTATTGCAGAGGTGAGAGGCTGGAATGCCTGCCGCGCTGCTATGCTTCAGGGAAAAGGAGAGTGATATGACCACTATAACCGATAAGAAACAGTATCCAGGCGAGCAATATCTTAATGAGCTGATCACCAACATAGAGTTTGCTGCAAGGGCACCAGTTGAAGTCGTGAGAGCGATGGCAGCAGAGCTACAGAAGCGGCGCGAAGCTGATAGTGCAGAACCTGCAAGTAATCATGAAGAGTTGCCGCTTGATTATCTCCAAGGTCAAAAAGATGGTCTTGAATGGGCTGCGCAGCTTGCAGAAGCAAATCACCCACAAACTGGCGACTGGCTTTACGATGACCCGCTGGATCTGGCTAAAGCTATCAGAAAAGGTCCTGACATTCCCGAGTTCGCTGGACCCCATCCGGTAACTCCGGATGGTTGGATAAGCTGTAGTGAGCGAATGCCTGAAAAGGGCCAGAACGTGCTTATTTCGGTGAATTTCGATAGCTCTCTGGTTGAACCGCTAATATGCTCCGCACGCTATACCGGAATCACCTTTCGGCGCGGAGATGTAACGATTAAGCCGGGTAATGGTATTGAGCAAGCAACTCACTGGATGCCGCTACCAGAACCTCCGCAGGAGTCGAAGAGTGAATAAAGCAGAGTTATTTCAGAAAATATCGGCTCTCGCGACTGAATGCCACGCTATAGCATCTGAGCTTGATGTTGGCGATGAACGAACCGAGATGTTCGAAATATACAGTGTGCTGCGCAATCTCTGTCGGCGTTGCTACGCCACTCAAGTAGGGCGAATGACTAACCCACTACTCTCATCCTGTGATGAGGATGACTCGGATGAGGATGACGAATGATGCATAAATCAGTAGCCGGTGAGTTTCAGAAGGAAGTCGATAATACTACCGTTCTATTGGACGATATTTTAAGCATTCTCGCGCTTCTTGAGACTGGCGATTGGTCAGAACATTGCACTAAAACGGAGTTAGGCGGTCGGCTTGAAAGAGAGATTACACGACTTATTGGTGATGCGCAGGAAGCTACAGTCACTAGTTATGAGTTAATAGCTGAAGCCTGGCGTTTGATGGATGGACAAGATCCTAAAACCAGCGATTGGCATAGCAAGGCTTCGAAGTATTTAAATTCCAATAGGGTAGAAAAAGTTGATGATGTTAAACCGAAGCCAGTAGACCACGGTTTCCGCGATAACTGCGAATGCTCTAGTTGCCAGACCACGGCCCGTATTTGTTCCGAATTGACAGATAAGTCCAGCCTAATCTACGAAGTTAATGTAGGCGGTAATACATGGGGCGAATGCACAAGAGCTGCATACGTAAGAGCAAAAGACAATGGGGAATTAACCAGAGTTGTTACCAATCACCCAAATAATGAGCTTAAAGATCACCAAATTCGAGAACTAGTGAATGAGTTGCGGGATATTGCGGTTACGTATCACGGAACGCAGCAATTGCGGGAGAAAATTGCCAGAGCAGTGAACAACTCGCTCAAAGGTGGACAATCCCAACCGAAACGTATACGAATTACACATATAGGTGAAAACGGAACAGAAATCCCCCAATTTTCTGTTGGGGACATCTTTGATGTACATGGAGAAGAGTTTGGCGAGCCTCACATCACTATGCCTAGTGGCCATGTTTATTGGCTAAGAGCTATGGAGAAATATGGTGATAAATGGGAAGTGTTATGAGGGATGCGAAGTTATGACTAAATTTGGAAAGCTGGAAGCTCATTTGCTAACTCGTAACTACCGCTATGATGTGCATCCATATAGACAGTGGATCGATGAAAGCGAAGGAGTTGTTACATTCCCTCTATACAGGTTTGATGGGATGTTGGCCGGGTATCAGACATACAGACCAGGCGCTCCTAAGCAGCATAGCAATCCGAAGATGGCCCGGTATTTCACACGAGCGCACGGCAGACAGCTACTATGGGGAACCTATCTTCCTTTAAAAGATGGACCGATATGGATAACTGAGTCGATTTTTAAAAGTGCAGCAGTGCACAACGCGGGCGGAAATTCGTGGGCGCTGTTAGGTTCGACTTTCTCAGCAGGATTACGTCGTCAACTGGCAATGCTGCCGTATGACTTTCGCGTAATAGGTGACAATGATGCGGCTGGTGAATCACTTGTGAAGTCTTTCGGAAAAGGTTTTGTGGCCCCGGATCTTGACGAGCTACAACCAAATGAAGTGTCTCATTTGATTTTTAGCCATAGCCAATAAGCATCCCTTCTCCATTAAGGCCACTAGTTGTGGCCTTAAACAATTTGTTTTCTACCTTTTCTTGTTCGAGAAAATAACGTTCCTTTGTCTGGTGCTATGTACCGATCAGTTGCACTGAGTGAGCTTCTTTCATGTATACTGTGTAAATGAACAGTATTGAGGGCAAAACGCTATGGGCTTCCCTTCTCCTGCGGCGGATTATGCTGAGAGCCGTATTTCTCTTGATCAGCAGATAATTAGACATCCTTCAGCGACCTACTTCATGAGAGCAGCTGATAGTCATCATCGTGAGGGAATATTACAGGGTGCATTGCTGGTGGTTGATTCCTCACTTACCCCGGTTGATGGTTCTCTGCTTGTATGCGCTCTGGATGGGGAATATCGCGTAAAAAGATACCGGAAGTCTCCACGTCAGCATCTGGAGGATTTAAGAACCGGTAAGAAGGAAGCATTGCCAAAGGATGACGATGGATGCACGGGCAGCAATGCCGTGTTTGGTGTGATCACTCACATTATCAACGACGCAAGAAGTGGCGAGTTTGATGATTGTCCTGTGATGTAGGAGAACTGATTAGGCGGTGCAATGCACCGCCTTTTTATCACACTGCGCGGAATGCGATTTCGCCAGGTATTACTTCACCTTGCCAATACATTTGGGCAGCAACGCGATCTGCGAGGTCACGATAAATAGCCGTAAATTCGCTATCTGGACGACTAATAACGGTTGGTGTTCCGTTATCCAGATCTTCACGAAGAGAGATATGAAGTGGCATTTGGCCTAACAACTGCGTGTTGTATTTCTCGGCCAGTTTCTGTGCTCCACCGGTGCCAAAAATTGGCTCGTGATGACCGCAGTTACTGCAAATATGCACACTCATGTTTTCAACGATACCCAGTACCGGCACTTCGACTTTTTCGAACATCACAATGCCTTTCTTCGCATCGATCAGCGCGATGTCTTGCGGCGTAGTTACCACAACCGCACCAGTTACAGGAATGTTCTGCGCCAGCGTCAATTGAATATCACCAGTGCCCGGTGGCATATCGAGAACGAGATAGTCCAGATCAGGCCACAGTGTTTCCTGCAACATCTGCATCAGCGCCTTGCTCGCCATCGGTCCACGCCACACCATTGCATTGTCATCGGTGACCAGATAACCAATAGAGTTGGTTGCCAGGCCATGAGACATGATAGGTGCCATGTGAGTACCGTCCGGTGAGGTTGGACGTTGGTTTTCCGCGCCCAGCATGGTTGGAATTGATGGACCATAGATATCGGCATCCAAAATACCAACTTTCGCACCTTCAGCAGCCAAAGCCAGTGCCAAGTTTACTGCTGTGGAGGATTTACCCACGCCGCCCTTGCCTGAGCTGACGGCGATAATGTTCTTAACGCCATTAATGCCTGGTTGGTTTTTGACGCGCTTAAGCGTGGCAATGTTGTACGACAGCTTCCAGTCAATAGCCTTTGCGCCAGTGATACGGAGCAGATCACCACTACATTGCTCTTTCAGGTCTTCAAAAGGCTTATTCCACACGAAAGGCATGATTAGTTCGACATGCAGTGTGTCATCCATCAACGCAACATGGTGTAACGCTTTAAGCGTAGTCAAGTTGTGTTTCAGGGTTGGGTGCTGAAAATTAGCCAGCGTACCGGCTACCATTGCTCTCAGGGCATCCGGCGATTTGGACTCGCTCATCCCGTCTCCTTTATTTTAATTTGCGCAATTGTCGCCTTGTAGTGTACTCCAGCTACGACATTTAATCATTTATGAGAAATGCTGTTATCACATGGCAGACATAAGGCCATTTTGTTACTATCAAGCCCCTTTTCACTACAAAGAAGTAATGCCTACTATGACCCAAGTCGCGAAGAAAATTCTGGTGACGTGC